AAATAGAGGCTGTTTTAAGCTCGTCTGCGTTATTTCCTAGCCCTGTGTTATCCTTGATACCTAAAAGCATAGGAGAAACGATTCTATGGCTTACTAGTATCTTTCTAGCACTCTCATCTGATAAGAACTGATACTGATTGTGAGCATCTGATAGTTGAACTGGCTCAATATTAGCCTGTGCATCTGCATTGTCATTGAAGCTAAGAATAAACTTCCCTGCATTTGAGCTGCCTGAGAACTTCTCATATATTCTATTCTCAATCAATCTTCTTTGCTCTTCATTAGGTACTCCATTATTGAAGTTGATAAGCATAGATGGTGCTAAGCCATTTAGGATATTATTTAAATGATAGTTAGAAATTTCCTCCTCTAGCTCGCTATACTGCAATCCTCCTTGATAATCTACAGGTGAATAGTAATAAAATCCTGCTCTGTAAGGCTTAACTACATAAATCTCTATTGACTCTCTGCTATATCCAAAGCAAGGTATTCTTTTAGGCTCATCTGTGGGTTTGATATTTGCCCAGTCCTTAAAATAGTAGTAAGCCTCTATATCTCCTTCTTCATTGCATTTCTCAGCTCTTAGTGTTTCAATAGGAAAATGCTCTACCTGAGCTACTTTTGTTCTGTCCTTAGAGTAGATAATCTGCATTGCACAGCTACCCATTAGTTTTAAGTCAAAAACTAGCTTTCTTACACAGTCTTTTTTAAGCAAAGTAATCATCTGTGCATATTGGTCAGGCTTTCTGTTAGAGTCAGTAGCATCTAAGCCTTTTCCGTAAATCATCTCTGACAAGCCATTAATAGCGGCATTGTTAGTAGGCGATCCATTGTATCTATCAATCAAAAACTGATAGTAATTGTTATCCTCTCCATAGGACACCCATTCTTTGCCTCTTACTTCCTTGATTTTAGGAGAAGTGTAGGTACTTAGATTAACTAGATGCACCTCTGATTGAGACTTAGGCTTTAAAGCAGGTCTTTGATTCTTTAGCTTTCTCATATTATTATGTACTCATTATCGTATGTCTTTTCTGTAACATACTCATTTTTATTTACTGTGTAGTACTCATCCTCTGTCTGATCTAAAGGCTGATCCGTGCAGAATATCTTATCCTTATACAAACTAAGAGCTGCACCCTGAGAATCCTCCCACTTGTCATAGTTCATATTCCATAGCAAAGTGTTTTGCTCCCACAAGTTAGGATCTACAACAAAATCAAAATCATAGAATCTTCCCTCTATTAGCTCAAAACTTGCTGTATATACTAGCTCATCACCATCCTGTATTAATTCTACCGCTTGATTAGTAGTTACATTGGTACTATCATCTCTTATATATAGCGTAGCACTAGTAACATAATCTCTAGGAACAAATCTTAGACTCTGTGCTGCCGTACTAGTAGTAAGTATCTTCATACATATATAACGCTAAAAAGCAATTATTTTGCATAGGTGCAAAAAAAAAGGCTAACATTAAGCTAGCCTCCTTCTCTCTAAAAAACAATATTAAGCATCAGGATCAATCTGAGTAGCTGAGGCATCATCTGTAATTACTGTAGAAGTAACAAAGTATGCAGGAGCTGTCTCCATAGCTTCAAAAGTCAAAGTAAATCCTGAAAGGTCAGCCATTGCTGCACCTGAAACAATAGTACCACCAGTTACCTCTGCTCCGTGTTCAAGTCCTACTAGGAAAAAGTTTCCATTGTAATCCTCGATAGCAACGTGAGGTCTAGCAGCAGCTAGTAGTTTAATCTCCTCTTGAGTAGCCTTATCTAAGTAAGTGAGTGTCAAGTTAAGAGTTTGCGTGTAAAAAGTAGTACCATTTTCTCTTGATGAGTTTACAGTAGTCTCTAAGCTAGAGTTTCCTTTAATATCATACTGATACCACGAAGGAGTGCCTGATAGAGCTGTAATCTCACCTGCTGAAATGGTAGCTGTACCTAAAGTGCCATAGTCCGCAAAGTAAACTGTTTTAAGTCCACCTACAGCACTCTTACAAGGTAGTGATCTTCCTGTTGTTAATGCACAAGCCATATTTTAAGTATTAAAAAAGGGCAGGCAGGAACTGTCCTTACCCACCCTTTATATTAGACAATTATTATTTATTAAGCTAAAGTAAGCAAAGCAATATCAGAACCAATTCCGTACTGTACACCAGCAGTAAATCGCATTACTACACGAACATTCTGAGAACCATCTAGATCAGCCATATCTAACAATTTAACTTCTTGATGATCTGATAAAAGACCAGTACCGAAGTAGAAGTTAGATTTTTGTCCTGCTACGATGTGGTTAGTAGGCATACCCGGAGCAAGAACACACTTAATACCATCGAAAGAAAGTGCATTGCCCATATTATACCATTGAGAACCTCTGTTTTCGTAACCCGCAGCACCAACTCCGTTAGCAGCATATCCACCTAATTGACGGATGTAAGACTGCCAAGCAATAGTAGGCATATAGATAGTCAAATCCTCTTTGCCATAAACAGCAGAAGGAAGAGCATCTACTACATTCTCTAACAAAGTGATGATGTTAGTAGAAGAGAAAGCAGTTTCTCCACCATTAGCAGCATCGTTTACATCAGCATCAGCAGCAGCTAGTACAGTAATACCATCAAACTCTCCTGCGTTACCTGTAACACCACCCCAGATGTTTTGCTCGTTTTTCTCAGCTACTAGACCTGCAACGTGAGCAATTAAAAAATCACTAAAAGCAGGAGGTAGGTTGTCAAATGCAGAATATCCCATCTGAACAGCTTCCCAGTCGCTGTGAAAATCTTTACGGCAGAGCTCAAGGTTCACTTGGAACTCCTCAGGCTGAAGAATACGCTCAGTCAAAGTAATTGTAGCTGTGTCTGTAAAGTCGCAAGTAGCATCTTTGATTACGTTAGAATCGGTTGCTAATTTTTTGATAACCTCTTTGTATTTTACATTAGGTTTGATTTCGATGTTTCCTTGCTCCAAAGTTGGAGAAGAAAGTAGTGCAGCAGAAATATACTTGCCTGCAAATTCCCCTGCATAAGTACTTGTAATACTAGTTGTAGTCGCCATTTTTAATTTTTATTTTAGGTTTGCAATTTTTTGAAATACTCGATCTCTTGTGCTAGATGCTCTCTTTTGGCTAAATAACACTTGAGGTTTTTTGTTCTCTGATTCAGGATTATGCTTCAATGGAGCAGCAGCAGGTTTAGATAACTCTTCTTTAAGTTGAGCCTCTTCTTCTACAGTAGCCATTTCTTCTTTTTCCTTAATCATAGCTTTGATCTCTTCTACCATAGTTCTGATCTCAGCTAATTCTTCTTTAGTAGCATAGTCAGCAGCAGCTTCTACCTCTTCTTCTTCTACTTCGGCTTCAGCTTCTTTGATTTCTGCTATCATTCCTTCCTCTGATACTACTAAGATCATACCATCTTCCATTTGGTACTCTCCTACTGGTACAGGTATTTTTTCATCTTCTGTTATGATGAAGACTTCATTGCCTGCCTCGAAAGCCTCAGCTTCAAGGACTGTTCCGTTTTCTAGTTTTGCTTGAGCTAGATTTACCTCAGAGCTAGCCTCTACTTGCTCAGTAGTAACTTCTTGCTCTTTAATTTCCTCAGAAAGCTCAATGCCTAGAAGGTTTTTAATCTCTTTTAGCATTTCTGTTGGATTTTTCATATTTATATAACGATTATTAATTAGTATTTTGCATTTTTAGTTATTTCCGTAGATGTTACCTATTCCCTGCGCCCACAAAGAGCCATCACAGCACTTGCTAGAATATGTGTTAGAGTCTTTGCAAAGGCAGCCTCTCTTGCTTCCTTTAGGTGATGTTCTACTAGGGGTTTTGTTGTCGTGTTTAGGCATAGCTTTGAGTTTTTTGAATGAAATATTCTATATCCCACACAGTAGAAGTTCCTCCGTGAGACTGTATATATAATGAAGCACCATTATCTATGAAATTTTGATCTATGTAATACTGAAAAACATTATGAAACACCTGTGTTTCTGAATTGCCCTTTACATATGCTAAGGCAATATCTAAATTTTCAATAACACCGCCACCATTCTGTATTGATAAGTTTAAGTGAGTTTGATTAGCATTAGGAGCTTGTGCTTTCCATTCTATAGTAATTATAAAAACATCATTTAAGTTGTCTCCTTTTATTTTTTGATTAGCACCATTCTCATAATAATCAACAGAAGGATCGCTTGTTATTACGCTATCTTTATTGTTTGGCAATACAGTTAAAGTGTCGGCAGCTAAAGATAATGGACTTACCTCTGTGTACTCTGTATCTATATATCTACCCCATCCTAATCCTGATCCTGCTCCTGACTGAGGATATATCTTTCTCCAATCTCCATTCCACACAGTCCACACTCCTGTAGAAGTAGTAACATAAGCACCCTCCTCTATTTGGTATTGGAGTCTTACTTCTTCGCTATCTACGTCTGCTTGTACTTTATATGAAGTGTTTTTAATCATCTACCTTGTCCTCTGTATAGTTTCTTATAGCTCTTGCTTGATTTTAGTTTGCTCATCTTAGTTTTAGCGTGAACATTAGGTCTGCTAACCTTTGGCTTTTTTCTATAGTTTGATATTTGAATCTTAGCCATCTATTTCTTTTAGCTTATTGATTGCCCATTCTACTCCGCTAGTGCCACCCCACGCATCCCACATAAGACCTCCGCATCCTTCTGAATAAGGAACGTCTTTGTTTTGCTGATGTCTCTTAAAAGATGCCATTCTAGCAATCGTGTCTCTTGAGATCGGCTCTTTGTTAGCTAATTGGTTTGCTCTTTGCTTTCCAGTAGCCTCTCCACAATCTCCCCATCCATTCTTTTCTGCCCATTCTAAGGCTTTCTTAGCGTTGTTTGAAGCTGATTCAGGATAATCTGTATATGATTCGAGTTCTTCTCTTAAAATGGCTTTAATTTGCTCTATAAGGCTATTTGCTTCTAGCTCTTCTTTGCTCATCCCTACATTATCTTGAGGTCTTTCCATTTTGTCTGCAAAGTAACCCTCAATAGAGAAGCCTTTTACTTTTCCTGTTTTAACATAGTTCTCCCACACATCAGAGTTATTAACTTTGACAGTACCCATCCAAGTGCCAATAGGAACATTCATTCCATATTTTCTGCTCTTATCGTGTACCTCATCTTCTACTATCCAAGACTCTACTAAGCTAAGTCCTGATAATTCATATTGATGCTCTAGCGTTGAGTTATTCTGATTGCCTTTCATTAAATACATTTGAGAGGCTTTTAAGACAGTATCTTTTGAAAAGTATATGTAATATTCATCTTCTCCTGATCTTCTATATATAGGCTTGTTAGGTATCAATAAAGCACCCATAAGGATTCTTTTCTCACTTGATACTTCCGCTAGTTTTATCTCTTCTGCTTTTAAAGCTATGAAGTCCTCTTCTATTGCAGGATTCTCTACTACTGAAATGGCTTCGATTCCTGCCATCTCTTGATCCTCGTCTAAGATAAGCTCTACTATTCTCATAATTATATAACGTTTATATCTTAATGTTTTGCATTTTAAATACTAGCACCTTCTACTATGTTTCTATCCATACCCTGAGCTGTTGTAACATCATTAGCTACTACATAGGCTCTCTGTGGTCTAGCTTGTGCGCCTGCTATCCCCTCTGCAAGCTGATTCATACCTGATGCTCCCACTACATTAAAGGCAGGTGCTTGTGGTGCTGATGCTGTAGGTGCAGATATAGTACTCATACTAGGAATATTGACACCACCGCCTGCCGCTCCAACACTGCTTTTTGCTTTACCTATAGCAGATGCAATGCTTGCGCCAATACTATAAGCTTGTGCTGCATAAGCTATTAACAATGGAATGTTTTGAGGGAAACCAGCTTTTAATGTCTGAGCAAATCCTGTTGCTGTAGATACACCTGCTTCTGCTGAACTCGATGCTATATTACTTAAAGTTTTTTTAGCATTTATTATCATTTCTTGAGCAGATAGCACTTGTTTAGCTATTAATGCCGCCCTGCCTACTCTGCTTTCAGTACCTGCTATTGCAATAATATTGTTAAGTGAGTTTTGTCGTGCTGCATCTAGTTGAGCTTGTGCATCTATTTGATCTAAGAGCATTTGTGCGTTTTGATCGTGTGCTGCTTTATTAAATATGCTTATTTGTTGAGTTTTTATTCCTTCAGTTTTTACCTCTTCATCTGCTGTAGTTTTAATAGCATTTACTGTATTTACCTTTTCTCTAACTACAGTTTGTTCAGACTCCTCTCTTAATCTTTTTTGCTCAGCTAATTGCAATGCAAGTAACTCTGTTTCTTTTTTATATATTTCATCTTTCTCAGCATTACCTCTTTCTAGCATTGAAAGTTCTTCTTGTAATAATTTTTCTCTAAGCTTGAACAGTTCTCTCTCTGAATCTCCTCTTGCTTGAGCTAATGCTATTTCTCTTTGTAGTTCTCTTATAGTCTTTGAACTAGTTTCTGCTATTTTCTTTTGTGCCTCTTCCGCCTCACTAGGCAATATGCCTAAAAATTGCAATACAGGCTTAGCAGCATCATAAAGTGAATTAAAACTATCTTGAATTAACTCTATAGCTTTACCAACAAAAGGCACGTTTTGCCCAAACCTTTTTACTGCAGCGTTAATTTCATCCCAATAAGCAACTATACTTCCTATTGCGACTACAAAAGCACCTATACCTGTAGCTATTAATGCCTTTTTTGTTGTTATGCCAAATAACTTAGATGCTCCCCCTGATTTAGCAATAGCTATTCTAAGCTGACCAAATCCCTCTGATACATCTTTAATACCTAACCCTACAGCAATAGCAGAGGCAGCCTTTTCTTCAAATTCACCAAATGCCTCCGATTCTATACCTAGTGTACCCAACGTGCCGACAACAGCAGAGAGTGATCCTCCAAAAACTTTAGCAGCTCCATCTGCTGCCATTATTTTGTCCTCTAGATCAAAACCCTCTATCTCATTGTTGATTTTTTCAATTTCTTTGCTTAGTATTTGAGATTTAGCAGCAGCCTCTTTAAAAGCATCACTATTCCTGTCTAAGTCTTTTAACTCTTCATTAACATCTTGTAACATATCTTCTAACTCCCCTAAGGATCTAGAATCTACATCAATTTCTATTTGATACTTTTGTGCCATTTATATTCCTTTTTAACTTGTCTGTATACCATTTTAAAACCATCAGGCAAAAGATACTTTCCTTGTGCTATTCTGATATTCTCTGTCTCTCCATTAACGTGCCGTAGCAGTTCTAATATATTTTCTAACATATTATGAATCTATAAAATCTAATCTTACTCCTGATAGTAGAGTAACACTACCTCTAGGATAAATCAAGAATTGTCCTGTCAAATCACCACCTCCTACTAAGCCATTATTTGTTACTAAGGTATGTACCATAACATCTCCTGTGTCGTTTACTGTTGGAGATAATGATGCAACGAGTGTGCTATTTTGATAGCTTACATAGTATGCTCCATTAGCTGTTACCTCAATATCATAAGAAGTGTTCTCATTAACTTGAATAGCTCTAGGAGTAGTAACTGTTATCCAAGTTGATCCGCTTGATAATTTATATCTAATCTGACTTACTGATGTGGCAGCATCAGCTATAGGACTACCTGTGTAAGCTACAGTAGCTGACTTATCGCTAGACTGAATAGTGCCACTTATAATTACTGTAAGTGTTGTGCTAGTATATGAGCTTGCCGTTGCTGACACCCCTGTACCTGATGGACTAACTGTAGGGCTTGTTATGTTTCCTAAGCCTGTCCACTCAAATCCTGAATCTGCTGTGTATGTCAAAGTGTATCTGTAAGCATCTCCTACCTCACCTCTAGGATATAAAGTAGATACATTGTAATCTGTATCTGTCTTAGAAGCAGGATAAGAAGCTGATGTATCAGGAGTAACTGTTAA